GGAAGAAGAAGAACTTGAGGACGAAGTTATTGAAGAGGAAGAGGAAATTACTGACGAAGTAGTTGCAGAGACTGAAGAGTATGACATCGAAGAAGATGTCAATGCTCTCCTCGGTGGTGAAGAACTTTCCGAAGACTTCAAAGAAAAGGCAAAGACTATCTTTGAAGCAGCAATCAATGCTAAGGTTGCTGGTATTAAAGAAGAACTGGAAGCACAGTATGTTGCTGCACTTTCAGAAGAAATCGAAGCAGCAAAAGAATCTCTCGCTGAGCGTGTAGATTCTTATCTTGAGTATGTTGCTGACGAGTGGTTCGAAGAGAACGCACTCGCAGTTGAAGCAGGTCTTAAGACCGAAATGACCGAATCATTCCTCTCTGGAATGAAGGGTCTTTTTGAAGAACATTATGTAAATATCCCTGAAGAAAAATATGATGTACTTGAAAGCATGGTAGAAAAACTTGATGAAATGGAAACAAAACTCAATGAGCAGATTGAGAAGAACATCTCCTTGAATGGTCGTCTCGCAGAGGCAACCGCAGATGGTATTCTCGATCAAGTATCCGAGGGTCTTGCACAGACTCAGAAGGAGAAGCTTGCATCACTTTCCGAAAGTGTAGAGTTTGAGAGTGAAGCACAATATCGTGAAAAACTGGAAACCCTCAAAGAATCGTATTTCGCCTCTAAGAAAGAGAATTCCAATGCTAAGTCAGAAACCCTCTCTGAAGGTGTATATCATACAGGAACTGAGTCCTACTCTGATTCCATGGCTGCATACCTCAGAACCCTGGGTTCTTTTGGCAAGCAAAACTGAATTTAACATTAAATCAAACGTAAACATTACCCTTTAAAAGCAAATGTTCCAATCCGAACAGTTGCAGGAAAAGTGGGCACCCCTTCTGAACGCTGAAGGATGCGACGAGATCAAGGATCAACATCGTAGAGCTGTCACCGCTGTCCTGCTCGAAAACCAAGAAAGATTTATGCGTGAGCAGTATGCCTTCAACCAAGGCGGAATGCTGACCGAGCAACCAACCAACGCTGTTGGTTCTGACGGATACCAGAGTGGATCCGCAGCTGCAGGTCCTACTGCAGGTTTCGACCCCGTTCTGATCTCCCTGATCAGACGCTCCATGCCCAACCTGGTCGCTTATGACCTCGCAGGCGTTCAGCCAATGTCTGGTCCTACTGGACTGATCTTCGCAATGCGCTCCCGCTACACCAACCAGAGTGGTACTGAGGCATTCTTCAACGAAGCAGATACAGCATTCTCTGGACAGGATGCAGGATTCGACGTAACCACCGGATTCTCTGACGTTACTGCAGGTCTGGGTACTACTTCACAGACTGGCTCTAATCCTTCTGTCCTGAACCCTGTTGGTTCCGCATCATCCGTAGCATATGATGTCGGTCAGGGTATGGGAACCCAGACTGCTGAGGCACTTGACGGTACTACCACGAATGCCTTCAACCAGATGGCATTCTCGATCGAGAAAGTCACTGTAACCGCTAAGTCCAGAGCACTCAAAGCTGAGTACTCCTTGGAACTGGCACAAGACCTCAAGGCAATCCACGGTCTTAACGCTGAAGCAGAACTTGCTAACATTCTCTCCACTGAGATCCTCGCGGAAATCAACAGAGAAGTTATCAGAACCATCTATAAGGTTGCTGAGCAAGGTGCTGCTACTAACGTTGCTACCGCTGGTGAGTTTGACCTCGACATCGACTCCAACGGACGTTGGTCGGTTGAGAAGTTCAAGGGTCTTCTGTTCCAAATCGAAAGAGACGCTAACGCAATTGCACAGCGCACTCGTAGAGGAAAGGGCAACATCATTATGTGCTCTGCTGACGTTGCTTCAGCACTGACCATGGCTGGTGTTCTCGATTACACCCCTGCACTCAACGCTAACCTCAACGTTGATGACACTGGTAACACCTTCGCTGGTGTTCTGCAAGGTAAGTATCGTGTATACATCGATCCTTATTCTGCAAACGTCACTGCTAACCAGTACTACGTTGTTGGTTATAAGGGTTCTTCACCTTATGACGCAGGTCTGTTCTATTGCCCATATGTTCCCCTCCAGATGGTTCGTGCCGTTGGAGAGAACTCCTTCCAGCCCAAGATTGGCTTCAAGACCCGTTACGGTCTAGTTGCTAACCCATTCGCAGAAGGTGATGCTTCTACTCAGGGTCTTGGTAGACTTCGTGTTAACGCAAACCGTTACTACAGAAGAGTCACCGTCAAAAACCTCATGTGATTCACGGTTCACATATTTTATAGAGACCTCTTCGGAGGTCTCTTTTTTATGCCAATAAATAATCAATATTGTCTTTGAAAGCAATGCCATATCACATCAAAAGACCAAGTGTATTAAAGGAAGGGACAATGGTATACTATACTGGTGAAAACAGATGGACAGAAACTTTTTCTGATAGAAAAATCTACACTGAAAATCCAACTGATCTTACTGATAATACTAATGGGAATAATAGCGGTTTCGCTAGATCAACTGTCGTAAGCGAGTAATAGCAAATGGCAACTCAAGAATATGATGAGATAAGTAGTTCTCGTCAAATTAAAAATAGAAATTTCTTAAGTCCTAACGGGTTTAGATTTTCTCTACGTAGATCTCCTAAAGCAGCATTCTTTTGCAATCAGGCAAACATACCTGATATGACACTTGGTGTTGCTGAACAAGTAACGTATTTGAAAGACATTCCTATTCCTGGTGATAAGATACAATTTGGAGATTTAAATCTTAGATTCTTAGTTGATGAAGATCTTGGAAACTATATGGAGATTCAAAGGTGGATTCGAGGACTTGGTTATCCAGATAGTTTATCTGAATTTGAAGGACTAGAATCACAAGCAGAAGTATTTGGAAAATATACAAAGGATCAAGATAACATCTATTCAGATGGAACTCTTAGTATTCTTTCTAGTAATTTAGTTCCAAAGTTTCAAATTTTCTTTAGAAATCTTTTTCCTTATTCTTTATCAACAATGACTTTTGATGCCACACAAACGGATCAAGAGTACTTTACAGCAGACGTGAGTTTCAAGTATGCTATCTATACAATCACTGATATGAACAGCAAGCCTTTATGATCGATCTTGATAAACTTCAGGAGACTTGGGAAAAAGACTCAAAAATAGATATGGATAATCTTCATACAGAGTCAACTAATATTCCCACTCTTCATGCTAAGTATTTTGAAATGTACAATACAATCTTTCTAATGAGAAAGAAGGCAGAACAACAAAGAAAGAATATAAGACATGAACGTTATGAATACTTCAGTGGTAAAGCAGACCCTGATGTATATGTACAGAATCCTTTTCCAAAAAAGATTCGCGACAAGGATACAATGCAGAAGTACCTTGATGCTGATGAAAAATTATCCACAATATGTTTGAAGATAGACTACTATGATACGATGTTAGTATACATCGAAAGTATTCTCAAACAGATAACTAATAGAACTTATCAGATCAAAAACGCAATAGAGTTCATGCGCTTCAATGCAGGATTAGGATAATGGAAGACGAATACTGGTCAATAGAACTGAATATAAAAGGAATCAAACTCATTCATAAGGGTCTCTCCCAAGCATATGAAAAATGGTCTGGGGGAGACCCAGAAGAACAAGAAGATCTGAAAGCAATGAGAGATAACTTCTATAAACTTATTTTAGAATATCAGTTTGAGAATATGTAATAAATATTTGCAGATGAATGGATCTACGTGATTGATACAACAGCAAACCTTGTTATATCAAAGTCCAACGAAGTATTTTTAAAAATTAATACGGAACCTCATATTGAGTACGAACTTAGAGACCACTTTAAGTTTGAGGTTCCGAATGCAAAATTTATGCCACAGTATCGTGGTAGAAACTGGAACGGAGAGATACATCTTTACGATATGCGGTCCAAGCAGATCTATGTTGGTCTGTTAGATAAGATCGTTAATTTCTGTGAGCAATACGGATATAGTTATAAGTTTGAAGACAATAAGTTCTATGGTGCTCCTTATGAGGAGAATGAGCACATCTCAGAAGAAGGTGTCAAAGACTATATGAATTCTATTTGTGCTCACACTCCCAGGAAATACCAAATTGAGGGAGTATACGGCGCTCTAAAGCACAATAGAAAACTATTGATAAGCCCCACTGCTTCTGGCAAATCATTGATGATTTATTCTCTCGTAAGATATTATGTAGACCGAGGAGAAAAAATTCTTTTAGTTGTTCCAACGACATCTCTTGTAGAACAGATGTACAAGGATTTTCTTGATTATGGTTGGGATGCTGACTCATATTGTCACCGTATTTATTCTGGTAGGGAGAAAAGTAATGATGCTCCAGTGACAATTACAACCTGGCAATCTGTATATAAACTAGAACGGCCTTTCTTTGAAGACTATGGTTGTATTATAGGCGATGAAGCACATTTATTCAAGTCTAAATCTCTAATTCAGATTATGACCAAACTTCATCATGCTAAGTATAGATTTGGATTCACTGGAACTTTAGACGGCACACAGACGCATAAGTGGGTGTTAGAGGGTCTCTTTGGTCCGTCATATAAAGTAACAAGAACTGATGAGTTGATGAAACAAGGACATTTGTCTCAACTTGATATTCAGTGTCTTGTACTTAAACATCCTCCACAAACATTTGATACTTATGAGGATGAGATACAGTATTTAATAGGTCACGAACAGCGTAATAATTTTATTAAGAATCTAACCCTTGATCTTAAAGGGAATACACTTGTTCTTTTCCAAAGAGTCGAAGCACATGGACAGGTTCTCTACGATAAGATAAATAAAAACAAGGGTAAGGACCGTAAAGTATTTTTTGTACACGGTGGGGTTGATGCTAAAGAACGAGAATTAGTAAGAGAGATAACAGAGCGAGAAAACAACGCTATTATTGTTGCCTCTTATGGAACTTTTAGTACAGGTATCAATATTAAAAAACTCCATAATGTTATCTTTGCCTCTCCAAGTAAGTCCAGAGTCCGCAATCTTCAGAGTATTGGACGAGTTCTTAGAAAAGGAAAAGACAAAGTGAAAGCAACATTGTATGATATTTCAGATGATTGCTCAACAAAATCAAGACGTAATTACACTTTAAATCATTTCATAGAAAGAATCAAAATCTATAATGAAGAAAAATTTAATTATGATATAATCACTATCCAGTTAAAGACATGATAGAAGAAGACTTTTACGCAACAGTCAAATTTAAATCTGGTGAGGAGATATTCGCTAAAGTAGCGGCTTCTGAAGAAGAAGATGGAACAATGCTTCTAATATCTAATCCAATAATAGTACGGGAAATAAAGAGTAGATTAGGTTCTATGGGATATAAACTAGAACCTTGGTTAAAAACAACGACTGATGATATGTTTATTATTAAGTTAGAAGATATTTTAACGATGTCCGAATCTTCTGATATAGAAATGATAATGATGTATCAAGATTATATTCGTCAAGCACACAAAAAAGACGTTGATAATCAATCTAATATAAGCAGAAACATGGGTTATCTGGGTAATGTCAATGACACAAAGGAACTTCTAGAAAAGATATTTAAGAAAAGCCAAGAAGAGCTATAGCCTCCTTATCAACCCTGACAGAGTTATTCTACTGTTTTTCCGGAACTTGTCAAGTAATACTGAAGATGATATAATCTATACATATTATGAGATAAACTTATGATAAGACCTATGGCAAAGAGAAAGAGGTCAGAACACTATGTAAACAATAAAGAGTTTCTGGCAGCACTTATCAAGTATCGTGAAGACAAAGAGATTGCAGTAGCAAAAGGTCTTCCCAAACCTCCCATTCCACGCTACATTGGGGAGTGTTTCTTGAAGATCGCAAATCACTTGTCCTTCAAGCCGAACTTTGTAAACTACATGTTTAAGGAGGACATGATCTCTGATGGAATCGAAAATTGCGTTCAGTACATTCATAATTTTAATCCTGAGAAATCCCAAAATCCTTTTGCTTACTTTACGCAGATCATTCATTATGCGTTTCTCCGCAGGATCCAAAGGGAAAAGCGTCAATTAGAAATCAAGAACAAGATCATCGAACGATCTGGTTACAGTGAGGTGTTTGACGACAACAACACCCTTGACGGATCGAACTATAGCGACTATAATCAGATCAAAGATAACGTGCATTCCAAGCTCCGTAATTAATGAAGATTGCAATCATCACCGACCAACACTTCGGTGCCCGTAAGAACTCTAAGTTGTTCCACGACTACTTTCTGAAGTTCTACAATGATGTCTTCTTTCCATATTTGGAAGAACATGGTATCACTACCATCGTTGATATGGGAGATACTTTTGACAGTCGCAAAGGTATTGATTTTTCTGCTCTAGCATGGGCGAAAGATAATTACTATGATCGTCTGAAGGGCATGGGAATTCACGTTCATACGATTGTAGGAAATCATACGGCATACTATAAAAATACTAATGATGTTAATGCTGTTGATTTGCTGCTTCGTGAATACGACAATGTAACTGTTTATTCTGAGTCAAAGGAAGTTAAACTAGATAAACTAAACGTACTGTTTATTCCATGGATCAACAAAGAAAATGAAGAAACTACTTTCAAACTTATTCAAGGTTCAGTTTGCAAGGTCGCGATGGGGCACCTTGAGCTCAACGGATTTAGAGCTCATCGAGGCTGCGTCATGGATCATGGTCATCCGAGCGAGTTATATTCAAAGTTCACCAAGGTCTTCAGCGGTCACTACCACACTAGATCGGATGATGGACGGATCTACTACTTGGGAAATCCGTATGAGATGTTCTGGAATGATGTCGGTGATCGGAGAGGATTCGCCATCTTTGATACAAAAACTCAAGAACATTTTCACATAGACAATCCCTACAGATTGTTCTATAATGTGTATTATGAGGATACACCTCATCAACTCTTTGATGCGACCGAGTATGAAAATAAAATCGTAAAAGTAATTGTTCGCAAAAAGACAAGTACCAAAGATTTTGAGAAGTTTATTGATAAACTGTATGAAGTCGGAGTTGCTGACTTAAAGATTGTAGAAAACTTTATTCTGGAAGACCCAGAAGAGTTTGAAGTCTTTGAATCAGAAGATACTCTTTCCATACTTGATAGATATATTCAGGAGGCAGAAATCAATCTTGATAAACCACGACTGCAAAATATTATGCGGCAGACTTATCAGGACGCATGTGAACTAATCTAGTATGTACATTCTAACAATTTATGGCAAAGAAACTGAAGGTGCATATTCTGTACTAGATGAAGAAGGAGATCAAATTCTTTACTTGTTTGAGGAAGAAGATGATGCCATGCGGTTTGCCATGATGTTAGAAGAGGATGGAAGTCCTACTATGCATGTTATAGAAATAGAAGATGAGGTCATGATAAAAACATGCGAAATGCATGACTACAAATACGCTTTGATATCCAAGAACGACGTTGTAATTCCTCCCAAAACTGAGCATGATTTTATTTGAAAAGGTACGTTGGAAAAACTTTCTGAGTACTGGAAACCAGTTTACCGAGATTGATTTTCTTAAATATTCTACCAATCTGATTATTGGTACGAATGGAGCAGGTAAGAGCACTGTGTTGGATGCTCTTACCTTTTCTCTGTTTGGAAAGGCATTTCGTAAAATTAACAAACCGCAATTAGTTAACTCTGTAAATGAAAAAGATTGTGTTGTTGAGGTTGAGTTCTCAATTAATGGAACCCAATGGAAAATTCAGCGTGGTATCAAACCTGCAATTTTTAAAATTTGGAGAGATGATAATCTGTTAGATCAATCTGCAGCAGCTAACGACCAACAAAAATGGTTGGAGCAGAATGTTTTGAAGATGAACTATAAGTCATTTACTCAAATTGTTATCTTGGGTAGCAGCACCTTTGTCCCTTTCATGCAACTTACTCCAGGTAACAGGAGAGAAGTTATTGAAGATCTTCTTGATATTCGTATTTTCTCTAGCATGAATACTGTTATCAAAGAGAAGATTCGTTCCGTAAAAGAATCGGTAAAAGTTTTAGAACTGAAGAAAGAATCTTTGATTGAAAAAGTTCAGATGCAAGAGAACTTTATTGATGAACTAGAGAATCGTGGAAAGAAAAATATTAAGGATAAGGAAACTAAGATTGGCCAACTTCTTGTAGAAGAAAATAATTTCATGCTTTCAAATCAAATTATTGAAGAAGATGTGTTTAAGTTGAATAAAGAGATTGAAGATGTAGTAGGATCCACAGAAAAACTTCGCACACTTGGTAATCTAAAAGGTAAAATTTCTACAAAAGTATTAAGCATTACTAAGGAACATAAATTCTTCATACAAAATACGGTTTGTCCTACTTGTAACCAGGACATTGAGGAGACCTTCAGAATAAATAGGATTAACGATGCTCAAACTAAAGCTAAAGAGTTGCAATCTGGTTATAAAGAACTTGAGGAGGCAATTAAAAGGGAAGAAGAGCGAGAGCGTCAATTTTTACTCTTAAGTAAGGAGATTACTTCCCTAACACATGGCATTTCTAAAAATAATACTCAAATCGTTGGATGTCAACGACAAATCAGGGATTTGGAATCGGAAATTCAAAGAATTTCCGATCAACTTGCAAACAGAAATATTGAACATGAGAAGTTAACCACCTTTAAAGACAACTTAAAAACTACATACGACGAACTCGCTCAGCACAAGGACACGATTAACTATTACGATTTTTCGTATAGTTTGCTTAAAGACGGTGGAGTAAAGACCAAAATCATTAAGAAGTATCTACCGCTGATAAATCAGCAAGTCAATCGGTATTTGCAACTGATGGACTTCTACATTAGCTTCACACTTGATGAGGAATTCAACGAAACCGTCCAGTCCCCTATTCACGAAGACTTTTCTTACTCTTCTTTCAGCGAGGGAGAGAAGATGAGAATCGATCTAGCACTACTCTTCACTTGGCGTGAAGTAGCACGGATGAAGAACTCCGTTAATACGAATCTGCTCATTATGGATGAGGTATTTGACAGTTCTTTGGATGGTGTTGGTACTGAAGATTTCTTAAAGATCATTCGTTTTATTATCAAAGATGCAAACGTCTTTGTTATTTCTCATAAAGAGTCTCTCCATGATAAGTTTGAGGATGTAACAAGATTTGATAAGGTAAAGGGATTCTCTCGTATAGTTTCCTAAAGTTGTGTAAATTATTACCGAACTTCATTAAAAACTAGAAATGTTATGGTTTCCTGACTAGATAGTGTAGAATGAATAAGGAGACAATTATGTAACCAAAGTTTTTCTTTGTTATTGTCCCGACTGTATAATAGGAGACATCATGCACAACATACTTTCATATAATCAATTAGCGGGTTGGAAACAAAGTGTTGAACGTTTGACTCATACGTTAGATCGAACGATGAATGAATCTGATCAGCTAAACGATTATTACGATTGCCTTATTGGGTGCGATGACGATCAGGCAACTTGTAAACGAATCTGTAGGAGTATTCTTTCATAGCACACCGTAGACACTATAGGAACTGTCACTAAGGGCCCTCTGCTTCGGCAGGGGGTTTAGTATTATAGGTGCATACAAGAGAAACCACCATGGCAGTACAACACGAAATCAAATCTCAACTTGCTAAACTGCTTGCCACTGAGGACTTGATCGTGGAGCACAAACAAGTGCAGACTGCTTGCTTCAACGTTCACACCCGTGTCCTGACTCTTCCCATGTGGGAGAAAGCAAGCAACATCGTCTATGATCTGCTGGTGGGCCATGAGGTTGGACACGCTCTCTTCACCCCTGATGAGAACTGGTTGGAGAAGGTTGCTGTTCCCCCTCAGTTCGTAAACGTTGTGGAAGATGCCCGTATTGAGAAACTTATGAAACGCAAGTACATGGGACTTGCAAAGACGTTTTTCAAAGGTTATCAAGAACTAAATGACGAGGACTTCTTTTCTATTTCTGATGAGTCTGTTTCTACTTTTAACCTTGCTGACCGTGCAAATCTATACTTTAAGGTCGGTAATTTTGTAGACATCACTTTTGACTCTGAAGAGAAAGTATTGATTCAGAAGATTGCAGATGTAGAGACCTTCGACGATGTGCTGAAGGTTGCAGAAGAGCTCTACTTGTTCTGTAAGAAAGAGAAAGAGGAAAAGGTTGATGAAACTGAAATACCACCTAATATGGGTGGTGAGTCTGATCAACCTACCAATGAGTTGCAGGAGCAGCAGGACACCTCTGGAGAGGGTTCTGGTGACTCTCAGGAGCAAACTCCCATGCCAGAGGCAGATCAATCTGCTACTGCTCCTCTGACCGATGAACCAGAGGTTCAGACTGCTGATGCTTTGGAATCAAATCTGCAGGATCTTGTGAGTGAGGATTCATGGGAAAATGTATATGTGGAGATTCCTAAGGTTGACCTGAAGTATATTATTGCCAAGAACGATGATATTCACAAAGAGATTGATGAATGGTTCAATCATCAAGATAAGCAGATTGGGTGTCTTTTTGAAAAGGTTGATGAAGAGTTTGTCAAGTTCAAACGTAATGCACAGAAAGAAGTCAACTATCTGGTGAAAGAGTTTGAGTGTCGCAAGGCAGCAGATTCCTATGCCCGTGCCACCACTGCTCGCACTGGTATTCTTGATACTTCTAAACTACACACTTACAAGTACAACGAAGATCTATTCAAGAAAGTCTCTGTAATTCCTGATGGTAAGAATCATGGACTAATCTTTGTCCTTGACTGGAGTGGTTCTATGAGCCGTGTGATGCTTGACACAATCAAGCAACTCTACAATTTGATCTGGTTCTGTAAGAAAGTCTCTATTCCTTTTGAGGTGTATGCTTTCACGAATGAGTGGAAGAGACCTGAGATCAACTATGAAACTGGTGAAGTTTCCAAACCAGCAGACTGGACTTCTTCCTACGAGAAGAAAGAGAATCTTCTTGCTGTTCACGAACAGTTTTCTATGATGAATCTTCTGACTAGTAAGACAAATAGTAAGCAACTTGAACATCAGATGATCAACATCTGGAGATGTGCGAAGTGCTTTGGTAATTTCTATGGATCTTGTTACTCTGTTCCTACTCGTTTGGGTCTGTCTGGCACCCCTTTGAATGAAGCATTTGTTACTCTTCATCAGATTCTCCCTCAGTTTCAGAAGGAGAACAAACTGCAGAAGGTTCAGTGCATTGTTCTGACTGATGGTGAAGCTGGTCAACTTTCTCGTCATGTTGAGGTAAAACGTTCCTGGGAGAATGAACCTTATATGGGAACTCGTCAGTTGTGTGGTGGTTCTACTTTCCTCCGTGATCGTAAGACTGGTAACACCTATCAGGTCCCTTATGGTTGGCACGGTTTCTCTGACATGATGCTTGAGAATCTTCGTGATAACTTCCCTACGGTAAACTTTGTGGGTATCCGTGTTCTTGAAGGTCGTGATGCAAATGCATTCCTTAAACTGTATCATGATCAGCACTCTGATGAGTTTCGTAAGATTCAGAATGAGTGGAAGAAACTTCGTAGTTGCACTATCAAAACTTCTGGATATCATGCCTACTTTGCTATTTCTGCAGCATCACTTTCTCAGGACTCCGACTTTGAAGTTGATGATGGTGCAACTAAAGCAAAGATCAAATCTGCATTTATCAAATCTTTGAAGACTAAGAAACTAAATAAAAAAGTTCTAGGCGAATTTATTTCTTTGGTGGCATGATGAATTGGAAAGAAATCGCTCTCCAGTGTGAAAGCGACCCTAAAGTAAGAAAAGTTCTTAAGGAGGGTCCAAAGAGTCTTGCTCAAGCGTGGATGTTGCAAGCAATGAAGTTCAAGTATGGACGATATGAGAAGTGACCACGGGGAGGTTTCCGACCTCCCTTTTTCGTATATAATAACTTCAGTTAAACAAAACAACCAATGGGTCTCTCCAAAGAAAGCATCATCAACTGCCTTCGTGAATCTTATGGCGAGTCTGTGACTTCTGCTGAGATCAAGGCATTCTGCAATATGAATGACTTCAACTATCTCACCATTACCAGTAAACTGACCGACTTCAAAGTTGGTCGTGGTAAGTGGAATCTGGAAGTAACGAAAGAGACTGTAGAAGAACTGGAAACAACTTATAATGCTCCTGCTGCTCTGCCAGCAATCGAACAAAACCTTATCCCTGCGAAAGATGATTCCTTCGTCCAGTTTGGTAATTTTGGTGATATTAAAAAAATTGTTAAGTCCGGTCTCTTCTACCCTACGTTTATCACGGGTCTCTCGGGCAATGGCAAAACGTTTTCTGTCGAACAAGCGTGTGCTCAACTCGGACGAGAACTCATCCGAGTCAACATCACGGTAGAGACTGACGAAGACGATCTTATTGGTGGTTTCCGTCTTGTGGGTGGAGAAACCTTCTGGCACAATGGACCAGTTATCGAAGCCCTGCAACGGGGTGCTGTGCTGCTCCTTGACGAGATTGACCTTGCTTCAAACAAAATTCTTTGCCTTCAGTCCATCCTTGAGGGTAAGGGTGTTTTCCTGAAGAAGATTGGTAAGTGGGTTTCTCCTGCAGAGGGTTTCCAAGTATTCGCAACTGCCAACACCAAAGGCAAAGGAAGCGATGATGGACGATTCATTGGAACTAACGTGCTCAACGAAGCATTTCTTGAGCGGTTCCCTGTGACCTTTGAGCAGGAGTATCCCGCTGCTGCTACGGAACAGAAGATCCTTGGTAAGATTTGTAAGGATGAAGAGTTCTGTAAGCGTCTTTCTGACTGGGCTGACATCATCCGCAAGACCTTCTATGATGGTGGTATTGAAGAGATTATCTCCACTCGCCGTCTGGTTCATATCGTGAAGGCATACAGCATCTTCGGAGACAAAGCAAAGGCAATCCAAGTTTGTGTCAATCGTTTTGATGATGAGACCAAGCAGGCATTCTTGGAACTGTATGATAAAGTCGATGCTGACTTCGTGATGCCCGTTGACGAAACCCCTGCAGTTTGATATAATTATGGCTAACTCTTGGTCCTTTCTATTTGATGAAATGAACATGTCTAATCAAGATTATTGGAATGAAGATGGATTCAGTTTGACTGGCAATCCCAGTCCTGCTTCCTCAGACACGCTTTGTATTGGTGGAGGTCTTCCTGGTGGGATGGGTGATGATCACATCACATTCTCTTCCAGTTCATATGGTGCTGCACAACCAGTCCCTATGGATTATCTTTCACTGGGTAGCGAAGACACTCTTACCTTTAACCTTGATATGTCTACTAGTAATAATCCTAATCGATTTAAGTACAGTGAGGAACGCATTCTCAAAGAACTGACCGATTATATTTCTGCAACATACAACCAACACTATTCTGCTGGTAATGATGCTATTCAAACACTTGATTTGATTGAAGCCTGTGGTGATGGTGAATCTTTCTGTCGCAGCAACATTCTCAAGTATGCCTCTCGTTATGACAAGAAAGGCACTGCACGTCGTGACATTATGAAGATTTTGCATTATGCTGTACTTCTGATGCATTTTAACGACAAGAATGCACAACGTGAAACTTACCCCCAGTGAAACTGAGACCTTCCAATACTATGAAACTGTCCGATAAAACTATCTCTGTCCTGAAGAATTTCTCTTCTATTAATCAGTCTATCCTGTTCAAAGAGGGTAGTAAACTTCGCACTATTAGTGTGATGAAGAACATCCTTGCAGAGGCAACTATTACTGAAGAATTTATGAAAGACTTCGGTATTTACGATCTCAACCAGTTTCTTAATGGTCTGAGTTTGCACCAGAGTCCTGAACTTGACTTTGCTAATGAAGGATATGTCGTTATCCGTGAGGGTCGATCTCGTTCTAAGTATTTCTTTGCGGATCCTAATGTGATTGTTACTCCTCCAGAGAAAGCAATCAATCTCCCTACAGAAGATGTCTGTTTTGAACTTTCAACTGCTGTACTTGATAAACTCTTGAAAGCAGCTTCTATCTATCAACTGCCTGACATTTCCGCTGTTGGTGAAGCAGGTGTTGTAAAGTTGGTTGTTCGTGATAAGAAGAACGATACTTCTAATCGTCATGAAGAGATTGTTGGTGAGACTGAAAATGAGTTCTGCTTTAACTTCAAAGTAGAGAATATTAAAGTTTTGCCTGGAACATATGATGTGGTTGTTTCACAAAAACTTCTGTCCCGATTCACTAGTAAGAATCATGATCTCACCTACTATATCGCACTCGAACCTGACTCGACCTTCGGTTGATATTATTATGAGGATTGTAGGCAGCGGTCTTGTGATCATTGCCTATTTTGTTGTTATTCGTGTTAATATGACTCTTGGGGTTGTATTGCACTTTGTTGCTGATGTGATTTCAATCCCTTACTTTGTAAGAACAAAATCTTGGGATGTTGTCATTATGTTGACACTCTTGCTTGTGATCTCTTTATCTAAATTGCTTTGAATTATGAATAGACGAGATTTTGTCTGGTGCGAAAAGTATAGACCTAAAACTATTGAAGAATGTATTTTACCAACAAATATTAAGAAGACCTTCCAAGACTTCCTAAATAAAGGAGAGATCCCAAACATGCTGCTTGCTGGTCCTGCAGGATGTGGTAAGACTACTGTAGCAAAAGCATTATGTAACGAACTGGGGGTAGATGTCTATGTCATCAATGGATCCGATGAAGGACGATTCTTGGATACTGTCCGAAACACTGCGAAAAACTTCGCTTCGACCGTTTCGCTTGCGTCAACTGCAAAACACAAAGTCATCATCATTGATGAGGCAGATAACACAACCAATGATGTACAACTCCTCCTACGGGCTTTTATTGAGGAGTTTAGCGCA